GGTTCGTACTCTGGCGCTTTCAACTTTATTTTTACTAATACTGGCGGTAGTTATATAAATCCTCAAGAGCTAATGGCCAGTCATTCATATCAGGAAAAAAAGACTGGCTCGTTCTTAGATAGGTTGCCAACAGAGATGCAAAAATCTATTATAGAATATCGTAAAAATAAAATGGAGAATACTGGTGTTAGTTGGTCTAACTATGAAGATTGTCCATTCGTGAATAAAAATCTTATCAGAGATTTTAAGAACATAGCATATGTTGATAATACTGGAAGATATGCTATGGTTTATAAGATTATGGTTTCGATAGCAAGTAGTGCAATTAAAAAACAGTATCCTATAAATACGTTTGAGATTGTAGAACTAATCAAGCAACTAGATGCTGATACAGCTAAGAGATATGAAAATAGACCTCTTAATGTAGAAGCGGATCGTGCTATAGAATATGCATATAGAAATATTTAAAAAAAATCATTTTAGGGGTTTACAAGTGATTTGTTTTATGTTATGTTGTAAGAGTAAATAGAATCGGAGACTTCTTATGGCTTACTATACTTACACAAAAGATCCTATCGGTTGTTTTGTTGAGAAAGATACCGGCAATTACTTTGAGTATTCACTTAACGATGAACCTATTTCAGGTTTTTCCGAAGACTTCCCTCATAAAGTTTGGGTAGGCGGAGGTGGTGTATGCGGTATGACGGGCTATAGATTTGCTCATGTTAAGAAGACGGTCGCCGTGGTTGTTGTAGACGAAGACGAGTTTGGTCTTCCTGTTACTGAAAAGTGGTATGTTAAAAACCACAACCAATATGCACTTTAAGGGTTTACAAGCTCTTAAAAATATGTTATATTGATCTTATAAAGAGAATCGGAAGGAATACAAAATGACTAATGTTTCTACAAATATCAAAAGAGTCGGTGTTTATCTTGGATATTTCACAGTTCAAGAACATACAACAAATGTAAATAATAATAAACCTTCACGTACCTATAATAAATTGGTATTCACTAAAGCCGAAGGTCTCGAGCCTCGTGATTTTAAAGCAATGGGTGATATTGTATATGGAATGTATGTAAATGATCAATTACTAAAAATTGGTAAAGCTGGATCCACAAATGGTTGGTATGGACGCATTACTACATACGGTGTTGACCCTAAGGGAGAAGCAACTAATCGTAAAATCATAACAAGTCTTAACGAGAACTTTAATGAGAATACAAAAGTTCATGTATATGGTGTTGTGGTTCCACGTGTAAAAGTTGATTATTTTTGTCCAGTAACACAACAAACAATTTCAATTGAGCTTCCGCAAAACCATCAGGTAGAAACCCACTTAACATCTGAAGCTGAAGTCGAAGGCGAAGACCTGATATTCTGTACACAGAAAGTTTAATTATGGCTAAAGTATTATATGGAACAGACATATATGGAGATGATGTAAAGCTTTATGATTATAAAGATACACCTTCATGTGAAATCTGTAATAATAAATTCAGAGGTGGTACCATTGATAAAAAAGGTACTAGAAAAACCGATTTACTTACCAATGTTGAAAAGGCTATTAAAAATAAACAGAGACACAGATATGGACATTTGCGTAAAATTACAGTTGATAAAATCTTAATGGGTCACATGAAACAACCAAGACCATCTGGATTAAAACCTAATCAAGTCTTTGCGTGTGAATGTTGTTATAATGTACATATAAGTACGATAAGAATGTTAAAAGAAAAAGAATTAAATAGATTACCGGGTCTCTAATGCCTAAAAAAAATAAATGGTTAGGCGTAAGATATAAAATATGAGTAAAGAAAAATTTTATAATTTTTTTAATGATTTCTATAAAGAAGAAATTATTAACGTTGTAAAGTATCCAATATATATTCCTTCTAAGGGAAGACCTACCTGTGTCACAGCTAAAGTTTTAGAAGAAAGTGGGCTCAACTATTTAATTGTAGTTGAGCCTCAAGACTATGAACAATACTCTATTTATCATAAACATGATAAACTGATCTGCCTAGAAAAAGACAATCAAGGAATACCATATGTAAGAAACTTTTGTAAAGAACATTCTAATGCAAAATATCATTGGCAGTTTGATGATAATATAAGATCGTTTAAAGTAAGAAAAGATGGTAAGAACATAAAAGAGGATCCATCTAAACTAATATCCATAATAGAAACTTTTACGAATCAGTTTGAAAATATTGGTATATCTGGATTTTCTCATGATATTTTTGCTTGGACTAAAAAGTATCCTATAGATATAAACAAACAATGCTATAGTGGTGTTCTTGTTAATAATAATATTAGTATAAAATGGAGAGATAATGTCGTAGAGGATACAGATTATTCTTTACAAGTATTATCAAAGGAATATTGTACATTGTTATTTAATACCCTATTGATAGCCAAAGAAGCCACAAAAAAAGGTAACGGCGGCAATGATAATTCCGACACTTGGCGACTAAATAGATCGTTAGGATTACAAAAATACTGGCCAGAAGCAAATTTTAGAATAACTAAAGAGTATGGTAGAATTAAGGTAAAGCCTTCTCAGATATGGAAAAAGTTTACTCATATGCCTAAAGGTTCTAATATAGATTTTAATGATAATGATTTATCTGAATTTTTTTAGTTTACAATACCTCCATAATAGTGTATAATAGAGGTATAAAGGAGAATAAAATATGTCACATATAACAGTAACTGGCGGCGCTGGTTTTATTGCTTACCATCTTATCCAAAAGCTAGTTGACGAAGGTCATACTGTAACAGCCTTTGATAATTTTAATGATTACTACGATGTCGATCTAAAAGAAGATAGAGCAAATAATTTAAAGAATCTTGGTGTTGAGGTAACTCGACTTGATTTAAAAGAAAAAGAAATGCTAAAGCTTTTCTTTGCAGCTAATAAACCCGATGCTGTTATTCATCTAGCTGCATATGCAGGTGTTCGGCACTCACTGGATAATCCTCAAAAATATATTGATAATAATATTACTGGATCTCAAAATTTAATTGAAGCTTGTACTGAAACTAATATCGAAAATGTAATATATGCATCTACATCTTGTACTATGGCTGGTAATCCACTACCGTGGAATGAAAATGAAAAAACTGGTTATCAATTAAATCCTTATGGTTTTACTAAATCAACTAATGAGTGTCAATTTATTTCAAGTAAAATTCTCAAAACTACTGGTTTACGTTTCTTTACTGTTTATGGTCCATGGGGTCGCCCTGATATGGCACTCTTTGATTTTACTAAAAACATTGTTGCCGGTAATGAAATTGAACTATTTAACTATGGTGATATGATTCGTGACTTTACGTATGTTGATGATATTGTAAATGGTATTGTTATTGTTTTAAATCAATCTTTATCTGAAACTGAAGAATTTAATGAGATATATAATATTGGTTATGGAGAACAAGTCCAATTAGTTGACTTTGTTGATCACATTGAAACTAATCTTGATCGTAAAGCTAAACGTAAACTTGTACCAAAACACCCAGCCGATACTCAAGCTACTTGGTCTGATACAACTAAACTACAAAAACTCGGTTATAAACCTACAGTTTCAATTGCTGAAGGTGTCGAAAGATTTGTTTCTTGGTATAAACTATATTATGGAGTGAACTAATGCTTTACAAAATTGTTGCATTATATTATAATATATCAGTAGAAGAATTAATGGATAGGCTTGTAAAGAATGGCGAGCCTCTTATCAGTAAATATTATAAGGAAGTATATCCCGATGGGTTCTAAATTAAAAATAGCAATTGTTGGTCATGGTTTTGTTGGTAAAGCTGTTGATCACGGGTTTAATGATTATAATTGTACTAAAGTTATTATTGATCCTAAATATGGAAATAGTGTCGATAGTATTAAATCACTAGATGTAGATGTTTCTTTTGTGGCTGTTCCAACTCCTATGGGTAAAAATGGCGAGATTGATTCATCTATTGTAGTAGAAACTGTAAAAAAACTTAAACAGCGGCGCAGTGGCATTATAGTAATTAAATCCACAGTAACACCCGATGTTATCAAATCTCTTACTAGAGGCGGCGGCACAAGTTCAAGAGTTGTTTATAACCCAGAATTCCTAACAGAAGTTAATGCTAATTCTGATTTTATAAATCCAGATATGCACGTATTTGGTGGACATAAAGAAACCACTCTACGTTTGGAAGAAATCTATAAAGAATATAGTTTATGTAAACCGTGCCCAGCTTTCCATATGTCTGCTACAGAAGCCAGCTTTGTGAAGTATGGGCTTAATTGTTTTCTTGCCACTAAGGTTTTATGGTTTAATCAATTCTATGATGTAGTAGAAAAGTTTGGTGGAAATTTTGGTCATATAGTAAATGCTATTGGTACTGATCCACGTATTGGTACATCACATACTAGAGCACCAGGTTTTGATGGTAAACGTGGTTATGGCGGCGCTTGTTTCCCAAAAGATACATCCGCATTTAATACTTTCTCCAACCAAGAGTTTAGTGTTTTAAATGAAGTTATTCGTGCAAATAATGAATACAGAAAAGAGTATGAAAAAGATTCTCGTGAGCTAGAGCAAAACGTAAGCTATGCTTGAATTATTAATATATGCTATTTGTATATACCTAATAATAATATTACTACAGATTTTATTTAAACCGCTGATTGCAATATTAGTAATTTTTATTACACTATTTTTATTAGAAAAATATGATATTTTTTATATACATCTATTGTAATTTGGTTTATAATATATAAATTAATACTATACAGAGGAGTATTGTATGTCAATTATGGACAAACTCAAAAAGAACTCAAAACTATCCCACACATCGGTTCTTTCTGAGTCTAAATTTTTTACTGAAAAAGATATGGTTCCAACAGATGTCCCTATGATTAATGTTGCACTATCTGGTTCAGTAGATGGTGGGTTAGCCCCAGGTCTTACAGTTCTTGCGGGACCTTCTAAACACTTTAAAACTTCCTTTGCCTTACTTATGGCAGCTGCCTATTTAAAGGCATATCCAGATTCAGTAATGCTATTCTATGATTCAGAGTTTGGATCACCTCAGAGTTATTTTGAACAATTCGGTGTTGATACATCTCGTGTTCTTCATACACCAATTACTAATGTTGAAGAATTAAAATTTGACTTAATTGGTCAACTAGAAGAATTAGATAGAAACGATAAAGTTGTGGTTGTTATTGATTCTATCGGTAACTTAGCATCGAAGAAAGAATTAGAAGATGCTAAGAATGAAAAGTCGGTGGCGGATATGTCTCGTGCTAAAGCACTTAAGGGTTTATTCCGTATGAGTACACCATATCTTGCCATGAAAAATATTCCACTTATTGCAGTAAATCACACATATCAAGAGATTGGTTTATTTCCTAAAGCTATTGTATCTGGTGGAACTGGTATATACTATAGTGCAGATAATATTTGGATTATTGGTCGCCAACAAGATAAGAAAGGTACCGAGATTCAAGGTTATCACTTTGTGATTAATGTGGAGAAATCACGATATGTTAAAGAAAAGTCAAAAATTCCTATTACTGTGTCTTGGGAAGGTGGTGTCAAGTCTTATTCTGGCTTGCTCGATTGCGCTCTTGCTGGTGGTTATGCTGTTAAGCCTTCCAATGGCTGGTATGCTGTTGTTAATCAGTCTACTGGAGAAGTTGGACCTAAAGTTCGGTACGATGGAACTCTTGATAAGTCCTTCTGGGATCCGATCTTTGCTGAAACGGATTTTAAAGATTTCCTAAAGAAACAATATAGTATTGGTCATCAGTCTCTTGTTGAAATGGATGAAATTGTGGTTGAAGAGTAATGGGAAAGTACACAGAAAATAAAGATTATGAATTAATATCAGATGAAAATATTAATGAAGTATGGAATGTTAGAATACTTGAAGGAGAGTTTAACGAGGTTGTGATTCGTTATGGCTCTATTCGTGTTGATGGTAAGACTCCAGAAAAAGACGAAGAACTGGACTTACATTTTGACTTTGAGGTTATCTCAGCACCAGATGAAGACCTTACAGCCGAAGATATTGGTTTACAATTGACTGCGGGTGATTTATTATATAGTATATTAGAATCTTCCATAGAAAATAAAGAAGAAATTCATTTAAAAGAGGTATAAATTTGAACACTAACATAGAACAAGTTGTTCTTAAAAATATTCTTACTAACGAAAAATATATGCGAAAGGTTCTTCCCTTCGTAAAACCCGATTACTTTGAAGGCGTCTATAAGATGCTATTTAAACAAGCAGGAATGTTTGTTGCAAAGTATAATAAACTTCCGACAGCGGAAGCATTTAAGATTGAAATTGATCAGGCTGATAACTATAATGACGAACAGTATAGACATGCTGTTGAAATCATTCCTAGTTTATTTGAAGAAGAACCGTCTGACGAAACTTGGTTAAATGATACTACAGAAAAATGGTGTCAAGATCGTGCTTTATATAATGCTGTTATGGAATCAATCTCCATCATTGATGGCAAACATCAGAGTTTAACAAAAAATGCTTTACCGGATATTCTCACGAAAGCGCTCGGCGTCTCGTTCGACCCCAACATCGGTCACGACTATATTGAAAACTTTGAAGAGCGATTTGAATTCTACCACCGTGACGAAGAAAGATTACCTTTTGATCTTGACTACTTTAACAAGATTACAAAGGGAGGTATTCCAAACAAAAGTCTTAATGTCTGTCTTGCTGGTACTGGTGTTGGTAAATCTTTATTTATGTGTCACTGTGCTGCTGCTAATCTAAATCAAGGTAAGAATGTTTTATATCTTACTATGGAAATGGCAGAAGAAAGAATAGCAGAACGTATTGACGCAAATCTACTTGACGTACCAATTGACCAGCTAGAATATCTCAGTAAAGAGATGTTTGCAGAACGAGTCAGAGGTCTTTCATCTAAAACAAATGGTAAACTTATTATTAAAGAATATCCGACTGGATCAGCTCACGCTGGTCACTTTCGTGCTTTATTAAATGAGTTAAAATTAAAGAAATCATTTGAACCCGATATCATTTATATTGATTATTTGAATATCTGTTCTTCAAGTAGAATGAAAGGAATGGGTGGTGCAATCAACTCATACAATTACATTAAAGCAATTGCTGAAGAACTACGAGGCCTTGCGGTGGAGTTTGACTTACCGATCGTTACTGCAACGCAGACGACTAGGTCTGGTTATAGTAACTCGGATATTGGGCTTGAAGATACGTCCGAGTCTTTTGGATTACCCGCTACCGCAGACCTCATGTTCGCCCTTATCTCTACAGAAGAACTTGAGGGAATGGGACAACTTGCAGTCAAACAATTAAAGAATAGATATAATGATCCTACATATAAGAAGCGGTTTGTGATTGGTATAGATAGATCAAAGATGAGATTATTTGATGCTCATGAAGGTGAGCAAACATTAATAGATGATACTCCAGTATTTGATAAAACAAATAATGGTATAAATGCAAAGAAATTTGAAGGTTTTAAATTATAAGGAATTAAATTATGGCTAAAAGTAAAGGCGGAAAATCCAGTGGAAATGTTTCTCAAGGTATCCACTCAAATGTAAGTAAAACTATTCGTAAAGAAATGCGAAGAGATTACCTTAATTCACAGATGCGAGTATTAAATCAACAAAAGGCTTTACGTCAAGGTAAAGATATTGTTATGACAATTGAAAATCCAAATAAAGCAGAAACAAATAAACCTTTTATTCGTCAGAGAATTTCTGGTAAATCATACATTGATTATATGAAAAATAAAACCTATGTTATGAAAGAAGTACAATGAGCGAGAATACATACTACTGTACTATGAAAGGTTTATTACCAGCCTTTCTAATTATAGTTTTTATTATTGTTGGTATTCCAATTCTTGTTCTTATGGCTATGGTAGGGCTTGAAGATTATGCTCGTTATTGTAATATAGGTTGGTTA